AATAAAAAAATGGCTTTTCATTGTGATCATATTCATTCTATTTTTGAAGGTCCAAGAAGAGGTATTCCTTTTCTTAGCATCTTAGGCTCGTTGAACGATAACTACGAAGGCGGTGAATTTATTATGTTTGATAAAAAAGAATATAAAATAAAAGCAGGACAAGTATTAATATTTCCTTCTTTTTTCTTTTTTCCACATAGAGTTGAGCCTGTTACTAAAGGAACACGTTATACATACATATCTTGGGCTTATTAATGTTTGATGTTAAAATAATGAAACCTGATGAAATAAAAGTTATTGATAATTTTTTAGATAAAAAAATATTTAAAGATTTGCAAAACACATTACTAAATAAAAGTGAATTCCCTTGGTTTTTAAATTATAACAAAGTTATAGATGATGGTGTTACACAATTTACTCATATGTTTTATTATGATTTTATTCCAAATAGTGCTTACTATAATAACTTGCTTCCTTTCTTTAAAATTTTACAACCAAACGCTATAAAAAGAGTAAAAGCAAATTTAACTATAAAAGAAACTGAAGTAAAACCTTATGGCTTACATCAAGATTATAATGATGATTTAAGTTTAAATCAAATGAAGACGGCCATATATTTTTTAAACACAACAAATGGTCCATCTGTTTTTGAAAATAATAAGAAAGTTGATTGTGTAGAAAATAGGATAGTTATTTTTCCAACAAAAGTTTTACACGCAGGATCTACGCATACAGATTCACAAGTGAGAGGAGTAATTAATTTTAATTGGTTTTGATTTACTCAGGAGGATCTTTTACCCAACTTGTTGATGATTCATCCCATTTCCAATCAAAATTATCACTAGGATTAGCTGCTGGTTGAGCAGTAGGGGCTTGCCATGTATAAGTTGTCGTGTTTAAAGTCCAAGAAGGAAAAGGTTTAGGTGCATAAAAAACATCTGCTGATGAATCATATGTCCATCCAATACTAGGATAATTAGCTCTTAATTTTTTACTTTGATCTCCTTCAACTCCATTAGGCATATCGGACCAATACTTATTTCGTGCTGTGTTATACGAACATTTTTTATATGTTTTAGTATCACCATGATGGTTTTGAAAAAAAGTTTGGCCGAGAGATTCTTGTTCATCTCCGTTCTCATCAGTAATAACATCATTATTAACAACGAAAACTCCTGTTACAATATTATTATCGTCTAATTGTGCAAAATGAGCCATACATAATCCTAAGTTGTTAAGGTTCCTGAACCAGTAAATTTAATAATGGTATTAGTTCCACTTGTTGTTACTGTCGGAGAACCTGTTGTTGTTCCTGAATAATTTGCTGTAGGTACGCTTAAAATTACAACGCCAGAACCACCAGCGCCTGATGTGTCACCAGCATTATTTCCAGCACCGCCACCGCCACCGCCTGTGTTTGCAGTTCCTGATTGTCCAGTATTAGTTTTTCCACCAGCACCGCCACCGCCAGAACCACCAGCACCGCCATCGTCACTACTAGAGCCTCCGCCACCGCCTCCACCTGCAAAAGTAGCAGGAGAGCCTTGTATGCTTGTTGATCCTCCAGCACCGCCATCGCCTGGGTGAGCGTGACCTGTTGAGTTTCCTCCAACAGCGCCTTTTCCGCCGCCACCGCCAGAACCACGGTTGTTATCTGTATTTGATTGTCCACCAGCGTTGCCTTGACCAGATGTACCAGCAGCACCAGCATTTCCTGTTCCAGGAAAGCTTGAAGCTGATCCACCAGAACCACCGACACCACCAGGGTCATTGCTTCCACCACCTCCGCCTTTTCCGCCTCCAACGGAAGTAACGTTTGTTATTAAAGGTGAAGCTATACCAGAAGCTGATCCATTGCTTCCATCTACTTGTCCTCCAGAAGCAGCCCCTCCTCCGCCACCTACGGTGACTGTAAGGGTTCCCCCACTGGTAATTCCTGTAAATGTGCCTGTAAGCATACCACCTGCTCCGCCTGCGCCTGTCGTACCGTTTGTAAAGCCTTCAGCTGTTCCACCAGATCCTCCACCTGCAACTGATAAATAATCTATATCATATTCGGCAGATACGCCTCTAAGATCATCCATAGTTATTGCTGCGGGAGCAGAACCAATTCCTGCTAAATTTCTAACTGCACTAGCACTCATATTAAGTTGAGCAGTTGATGAATTACCTAGTTCGTCATTTACGTCTGATAGTGATATTGCATTAGGTGCACTGGGAGTAGGCATTATTAACTCCTTTTTAGTTTATCTATTTGTCCTTGCAAGTCTTTTACACACTCAATAAGTAAAGAAGTTAAACGATCATACTTAACCGCTTTGACACCATCACTTCTTGTTCCTACTATCTCTGGTAAAACTTTTTCTACATCTTGAGCAAGAACACCAACATCTTTTTTACGCACAAAATATCCGTCTTCTCCACCTCTTTGATCTATGTAATCTTTTTTCCAATCAAATAGAACACCGTTTAATTTTGAAACTAAATCCATTGGTGAAGGAATGTTAACAATGTTTTCTTTAAGTGAAACATCAGAAGAATAAAAAGCAGTAATGTCATTTGTTGCTCTAATCTCTCCCGCTGTTCCTGAAGCTGCTGTCGCAATACCTAAAGAATCTAATTGAACATCATTACCAGCTGTTGTGTTTGAAACAACCATTGTTCCTGTTTGTGCTGGCATTGTGATTGTTACATCAGCTGTTGAAGCAGGACCTATTAAAGTAGCCTTGTTTGTGCCATTATCAGAGTCTTCAAAAAACTCTATAAAGCCTGCGCTTGTAGCACCATTTTTAACTTGTGCCCCTGCTGTGAAAATACCTTGAGTAGCAGTTACAGTTGAAAGAAATGCTGCGGCTCCAGCATCAGACATGTCTATTGTTAATGCTGTAATTCCTGATCCGCCATCATCTCCTTTGATAACAAAATCTTTATCTTGAACTGCTGTAGTTATAACTAAATCACCAGAATTTTGAGTGGTTAATTCAGCGACATCTATATTTGCTATTTTTACGTCTATTTGATCATCTGTGTCTGCTGTTAAACTTGTGTCTGCATCAGCATCTAAAACTAATTCTTTTCCATTAACATCAACAGTTCCATCAGCTAAGAAAGAACCTCCGTATTGACCACCAGCAGCAAAAATATCGTACCAGTTAGTACCGTCTGTAGCTACGAGTCTAGTAGCACCATTTGCAATAGATAAAGTGTTTCCTGAAGCTCCAAGTCTTACAGTCATTGCGTAAGGTCCTGAAGATCCTGAATCAGTAGTTGCATTAGTAATTAAGTAAATTTTTTGTGTAGCTGGGAATTGTGCTATTCTTACTGCACCATGTGCACCTGTAAGTCTTATATGAGCATTTCTTGCTTGGTTGTTTGCTTGTGATTGTGGACCATCAGCGTTTGTTAGTGTGGTCACAGCCGCATCTCCACATGCAACGTTGACTACACCAGCGATTGCAAATTCTAAAGACTGCGAAAAGTTGTTGTTCGTAATAGTTCCCCAAGTTCCTGAATTTGCACCAGTAGCTTGAAGCTCTATTCTCAAACTTGTTGAATATGTTGAACTCATTTAATCTCCTATATAATTATTATTAGTTAAAATAAAGTTTGTCAAAACTTTTATGCAGCTTTATGAACTTCCGTCCAACTTATTGCGCTGTTTGAGTCATCTACTTGGTTCCAGAAGGTTCCTTGTAAAGTTCCAGTTGTACTTGTAGCAGAAACTCCAGTTGGAGTAAAGTCTACACTTATATTAATAGTAAGATTACCACGATCAGCAACAGCTTGAACACTAGGTGCTTCATAGCTCGTTTCTTGCGTTTCTTCACCTAGTGATGAAGTCATGCCAATACCTGTTAATTCAATAGAGGTTAAAACAGTGCCTAAAGATCCTGTTAATTGATTACCGCTAGGAAATGCTGTTTTTCCTATACTTGATACTGCAGTTCCTACAAAAATATCAAGTTCAGGTTCGCTAGCTGCAACAACAGTAACTTGTGAATCACCTGATATTGAGAATGTTCCTATAGACGAAGTAGTTGCATTGCCTGTAACAGATATATTTTGATCAGTGGTTATTGTTTCAGTGCCTAAAGACGCTGTTAACGCTTGTCCAGTTAGAGCTTGAGATAAGCCTGTAGCACCCCATTGTTGATCGCCCCAACCAATAGAAGCACCTGTATTAATATCGTGATCTCTGTTCCAACCAGTTGTTTTTGTAACCGAGCTTGATTCATCACCTAATGATGAAGTCATTGCTATACCAGTTACAGATATATTTTGATCAGTAGCAACTGTTTCAGTACCTAAAGAAGTCGTTAATGCATTACCTGAAGGAAATGCAAAAGCAAAAGTAGTTACTGTTACATCATCAACAGTGCTTGTTAATGCAACACTTGGAAGTGTAATTGCTGCTGTTCCAGTAACAGTCTCTTCTCCTAAAGAAGAAGTAAGACCAATACCAGTTACGGAAACAGTATTATTGCCGTTGCCCCATGCACCATTACCCCAACCAAAACTAGAAAGATTGGCATCACTGACATTTAATCCTCGATTCCATCCTTCTCTAATTTGTATGGTTGTAGACGTAGTAACGCTTACTCCTGAAGGAGTTACGTTTATGTCTAATACTAGACCAACATCATTGACACTGGATGTGAGGCTAACACCTGTGGCGTCAACAGTACCACCTTGGTTCCAAGCAGCATTGTTCCAGGTTGACCGCCCCCATCCTGCAAGTGGGGTAGTCATAATTTATCTCCTATGCTATTCTTAAAATTGCAGCGGTTGCTTCAGCAGCAGGGAACGTAATTGTAAATGTTCCTGAAGTTGAAGATTTTACTCCACCAAAATCTAAGACACAAACAGACGCATTGGTAGTCAAACCAGATACAGTTGAACTATTATAAATTACAGCAGCTTGTGCTGAAATAGTTGCACTTGTGAATGAAACATCACTGAAGTCACAAACAGCAGTGTCTGTAGATAAAGTTGGAGTAACCGAAGTTAATGCTCCTCCACCTTCAGCGTAAGTGCCTGATGCACCCACTTCGTCAGTTTGTTGAAATGCGGTTGTTGATTTGCTTAAAGTTGCTTCGCTATCGTATAATGCTAGTTTAAAAGCGTTCCCTGTCGTTGCCGTAAAGTTGTGTAGGCCTTTCAGGATCTCCACTTTAAAACTGTTGCATACAGCTTGAGTAATTGCCATAATAATCTCCTATGGGTTCCTTGATTCGAGAGGGATACGAATAACGCCGTCCCGAAATTCGTCTCTACGATCCCGCCCCATCTCATATGTGGCAAGACTTTGTACAGACTGATTATACATTTTATCGTAGTATTGTATCATATCAGCTGGACCTTTCAAGTATCCAAGTGCTTCTAAAATACAACCATACAAAAGCACGTTTGGCGCGTTTTGACTTACCCAAGTAGACGTAGTCGTACTTGATAAGCCAGTCGGCTTGTACGTGTATGCGAGCTCTACAGTTAATGCAGCGTTCGGGGTTGGCGCTAGATAGTGTGTATCCTGGTCCCACATCGCATAATATTTTGGCGTTGCAGCTCCAGCAGACGTTCTATCTACTGCGTATTCATTCATAAACGAAATATCTTTTTGTATCAAGAAAGTTCTGTCATCAGAACCATCTATTAACTGAACATATCTCGTTGCCTCCCAATCAGAGGGGAGAGGTAAAAAAGGATTATTTACAGTTAAAGTAGCCGTATCATATTTTCTATAGTAGTTTAAATCTACTGTTCTTCTTAACTTATCTTCAACTGATTCAATAAAAGGTTGAATAATGGTATTTGAAAGCACAGAAGTGCTTGTTTCAGTATAATTTCTTACATTATCGGTTAAATCAGAATAATCGGTCATGATGTGCTCACTGTAACATTTCCTGTCGAGCTATGCAATAAGGTAGGTTTATTTGGTCGTTGAAGACTTAAAGGCATCATGCTTTTTTGTGTAGAAGCGTAAGATACGCCGTTTGCATAAAAATTAGTCACTGACATGTTAAGTGTTTGAAAATCATTTACTGTTACCCCATCTTGACCAATAAAAACTCTTGAATTAGCTACTTGAGCTCTTGCATGTTCTAAAGACTGAGGATCAGTAACCATTGGTAAAGGTTCTAATTGTGGTTGTTTTGGTTCAAACTCGCTGTAATGAACCCAAGATCCATTCCATTCTTGCACCATTTCATTATAGGGAAACGCCATACCAGATCTATCTGATATTCGTTTCGCAAACTTACCAGATGCGTACTTTCCCAT